TGTTGCTCACGAGTGAAATACCATAAACGAGAACCATTGCTCTCAATCCATGTTACATCCGTAGCGTCTTTACCAGTAACCGTACACTTTTTACGCATAATAGTTAACCAGTTCTTATGAGTATCTGGGTAAGCCCAGTTTTCACCAACATCAGTTCCTAAAGAACCATATGGGAAAGCAGAACCAATACGACCAACAACATCGTTAGCTGTATTTGCACCAGCATCAATACATTCAACAGAATAAGTAACACCGTCAGCAGCAATACTAGTAATTAAAGCAGTAGAACCATCTTGGAAACGAAGTAAATCGTATGTGTTAAAGATAGCCTGTGCTGCAGTATTAGCTGTACCACCAGTAGCTGAAGAGAAAGTCATCGTAATAGTCTGGCCAGCAGCATGCGAAGCATCAGACGTAGTTGAAATATATTGATCAGTAGATAATCTACCCATCACTTTCCACTCAAAAGAGTTGTCTCCTAAGACCTTCTCAGAAGCATATAGACCAGCTTTTTCTAAAAGCATAGTCAATGTATATCTCGGATATTGCGAGATAAGAGTACGTGCAATTTCTGGATACTGCAATAATGCATTATTTAATGCATTCTCTTGCGTAGTCCCAGCACCGTACTGTTCATTTGAAAACGTTAATTTTGCCATTTTCTTTAAAAATTAAATTAAAAATTAAAAACTAAAAATATTAAATACTTTATTTAGTCATAATTTTTACATTTGGCTTTGCCATAGTAATTACTATTCCTTCATAAAAGCTACTGGATCAAATCCCTTACTTTTTGGTTTGTAAGTAGATTTAGTTCCAGTTCTCAACTCAGGTGATGATATGCTGTCTAATATGCCAGCCTTACCTTCTTCCCTTCCTTGATTACGCAAGATCTTCGTAAACTTATCCTTATATAACATAAACATAGCGATTTCCGCAGCATTGCCGTGGTTTTTCCATACATCTTCAGCCATATTGCCAGATACAATATACTTATAGACCTCTTGTAAGTCCTTCTTGTTTACCCGTCCACCCATAAATTCTTTCATTCCTTTAAGGTGTGATTGTAATTCTTTTTTATTCCCCTCTACTCTTTCTTTTCTTGTTTTATCAGCATTTGCAGCTTCATTTAGAGCTTGTATTTTTTGTTGCTCTAAAAACTGATTTAATTGTTTTCTTATACGAAAAGCTTCTCTTTTTAAGCCTCCAGTATCTTCCATTTTATCAATAACCTCCATAATGTCATCTTCACTCATGCCATCAGCTTTCATTTCTTGAGTTACTAGATCTCTATCAGATAACCCTAAAAATTCTTTAACCTGAGCCGAAGCTTCTGTTTCCTCAGCTTGCGGAGTAAAAGGAGTGTCAAACAAAGCTTCAAAATCTTCTTTTGATCCTGCTTTTTTACCTANAGCCTCAGCTACCTTAGCCCAATCAATGTCATCAGAGGCTTTTACCTCTCCNTGTTCTTTGCTCTCTCCATCTTCGTCTTTAACAGTAGTATCCGCTGTAACTTCGTCCCAGTCGTCATCTTCCTCTTGTTCTTGAGCAGGGTTTTCTTTGGATTCTGTTTGGATGTCTCCCCAGGCAAAACCATCTTCATCAACATCTTCATTAGAAGAATCAGTTGTTTGAGCTGACTCAGTTGACTCAGGAGTTTCTTGCTTTTCATCAAGTACTTCTGCTTTGTCTTCATCATAGTTGCTTTTCATTTCTTCTACAATATCATCACCCATAAAGGCTTTGATGTCAAAAGGCTTATCACCAGTTGATTCTGTGTTTTCCGTATTAGCCTGTGTCTGAGTAGTTTCAGCGGCCTCTACTAAGCTTGTTGTCTCTTCTTCCATCTTTAATTAATTAATTGGTCCCTATTATTTGCAAATATACTAAATTATTCACTTATTTTATCTTTGATTTTCTCAAGAGCCTCAGGATCATTGGTTCTACCCGAAGCGTTTGCTTGTGCATTTCCTGATTTTTCCTTTTGCTTAATAAAAGAAAGCTTCTCTTTCATATCAGCTACATCACGCTTCTGCTCATCATTAATCTCGGCAACCGCAAGATCTGTTTCAGATTGTATTTGAGCAACCTGAATCTTAGCTTCGTTATCCATTTGCTTAAGCTGAGTTTCACGCTGGAATGACATTTCTTCTTGTTGAGCTTGCATTTGCATAGCCTCTTGTTGTTGAGCCTGCTGTTCTTGACTTAGCTTTTTAGCAGCATCAAGACCCTGCTCCAATACNCTNTCAGCTTCAGTCATAGTATCAGCCTTAAATACTTTTATAATATCTAACAATGTTATTTGACCAGAACTAAGCGCAGCTTGAGACAATTGTGTAATAGATTGACGCATTGCATCATCTCTACCAGCATCTCCAACAAATATACCATAGTCATTAAAAGCAATGTCTGGGAATACATTAAGTATTTTAGAAGCACCGTCTCCAAAGACCATAGAGGCTTTTTTGCCTTGTGCCCAAGCTATCTTCATAAGCTCACACATTCTAAGCAAACATCTCTTCTTAACCTCCCCGTGCGCATAGAACCAGCTTTCTGTAATAGTAGCTGACTGCAATACACTTCTCTGTACATTACCAACATATTCATATTGCTCTACAGCTCCTTCTCTTTGCTTGGTAACACCAGAGATTTGACCAGCCATATCCTCAAGCATCATCTTAAGATTAATAAGCTGTTGAACAGATTGGCTAAGCGTAAAGTCTACCTGGCTAAACTGATTAAAGTTAGATACCTGTCCACCCTCATCTTTAGAGTTAATAGGAATAATACCATCTGTCTTTAAATGATAAAGAACAGTTTGCATATCCATACCAAGGTTAGTAGGTAATTGAGATACATCATATACTACTGCCTTACCACCAGAACGAGCCAAAGCCAATTCAATATGGTACATAACGATATTATATAAAAACTGTACATTCTTAAGCATGTCTATCATAGAAGCACGCTTACCCGTAGTATTATTTTTAATATAACCTACGTATGATAATTGCGCTGAACCTGGATCGTCTACAGAACGAACCTGATTAGGTCGTCTTCTACAATCAACTAGTACCTGTCCTCCAATCTTTGTTCCAACCCAAATATCATCTATATACTTAGAGCGTATAGTATCTCCTTTTTTCTTTTTATATCCATCAGGAAGCTGCTTGTAGAATGGACGCTCAGGATCATATTTGTTTTCAGATATCTTGTACTTCATGGCCTTAATAGACTTCCACTCACAATGAAGCACTCTAATTCTAGAGCCCTCTCCCTGTGACCATCTAATCCAGTCCATAGATGAGTTGTATGACTTGTAATCATCAGTACCAGTTACATGCATCATCTCATTGATAAAGTCTAAATCTTCTTTTGTAAGCTGATCTCTAAACTCATCTAATATTTCATTTGGACTAAGCCATCTTTCTTCTCCTACCCATTGTGCTTCATCTAAAAAGTCACTATCGGTATTGGTATCATATGCTACAGCTCTTGGATCTACTCTTCTAATATAAGGATCCCCATTCTTTACATAAATCTTATAGAACTCTTTACCCGTAACAAGAAGGTCTCTAAATCCAGATTTAAATATCTCTCTAAAGCTATATTTTTGCATTAAGTAGTTAAGACCATCCTGAGCCACCTCTTCAATAGCCTCCTTGTAAGTATACTCCATATACTTATCAATATCTTCTGGTATAGGCATACCATCAAGAATAGTTTTAGGATTAAAGCCAACCTTTTGACTAACATCCTTTATCATGTCATCTGTATACTTTTTTAAAGTAAGACGAATCTTATAATCTTCTTTTCTTAGTGCAGCATCCTTATTGATGGTAACAACCTTCATATCTAATGGACGTCTAAGCTCTTCGCCTAACAAAAGATCTACCTTAGGAGTAATAATTGGATAGTTTACCAATCTTGCTGGTTGCGCAAAGCCATACTGCTCTGTAAGATACTTATAGTCATCAGTAGCCCATTGGCCATTGTAAATACCATAATTTCTAATATCTTCATATACATTTTCCTCCCAAATACTTGATTCAGAATAAATATGGCCTGCAATAGCGTCTATCATGTCGCTGCACCATTCTTGATTTTTTTCTTTGTCAGGTATCATCTGACTTGGAAATGCGCTTATTTTATTATTGCCCATATCTTAAAAATAATAACTTTTATTTTCTTTTTCTATAACTTTAACAAGATGAGGTATCCCTTTAGAATCCCTCTCATATTTACTAAAACCTATGTCCTCAATTTCCTGATCTACGTGCTTAGCTTGAACTCTATAGTTGTCAATATTGTGTATTAAACACAATCCGAAAGCCATAGCACGGTCAGTATTTTTTGTACCATATGCAGACAGCTCATCTAGAAGTTCCATAAACCAAATGTCTTCTACATTCTCTCTTATGTAATCGTCAATCAAATCTTCTAACAATGATTTTATCTGCTTATTCATATGCACCCCGTATCTATTACGAGTCTTTGTGCCTGGGTTGTGTGCTGATTCTGGTTTCTCTTTTAAATAATTTAAAGAGTTCATTCGTTTAAAGTAATCCAAGATACCAATTTTCGTATACTCTACGAGCATCTTAGCATTATAATATACAGCAAGTTTTAAACATCCGTCCCAAAAGTCTTCTTTCTTTTTTGGACGATCAGTATACTCAGCAACCACCATGTCGCAAGGAGAATCAGTATCCAAAAATCTTCTATAAATAATAGCAGACCCTAAAGACTCAGAAGCTCCAGCTTGATCTTGATCATAAGAGTCAATACCACCTATATCCAAAGATTTAAACTCTGGCTCTGGGTGATGAAGAATTTTAAAAGGCCCATCAGGGTGAGGTCTCCACTTAACAATATACTCTTCATGCTCATTAAACTCCCAATCTAAGTAGCCGCTCTGTATTTGACTTCTATAGTCTTTACTAGAAAGTATTCTAGATCTTTGTGCGTTAAGCAATGAATTATCAAATTTAGCAGACTTTGTATTTAGGAAAGCCTCCTCAATAGTAAGTGGATAGTTTTGGACATGCAGGTTGTAAGCCTCTCTGTCTCCAGAATTAGTAATAACTTCCCTGTCTGATAAAAGTTTATCTTTAGCAGCGAGAACCTTTTCTTCGCCCGTCTCAACATCAAAAAACCCATAATAAGCTCTTGATGCTGGAATAAACATAGGTATAAGATTATAAGCATCTTTTTCGTAATACATATCCATAAAATCCTTAGAAGCTTTAGATATGTCACCACCAGTACCTCCTATGATTGGCACTCCAAACTGAAGGTCACCATCCATAAAACAAGCCTTAGAAGACATGTAAGCATTTTTAAGGTGCTTAAACTCTCCTGCTTCCTCAAACACCATAAGCGATAAACGCTCACCTTTAAAAACCTCTGGATTGTCCATTGTTCTGCAGATTATAGTAGATTGGAATCCACCTATCTCCCATTTACTGTCTTTATTCTTTTGCTTATAGCCAGAACGCAGTATACCATCAGTATCTTTCAAAACAGAGTGCTTGAAATTACTATCTAAGCCATTAAGGCCTTTTTTAGTCTTGTCAAAGAACGCATCGGCAGTTGCTTGCAAACCTGCAGCAATACCTACATCATTAAAAGGAAAGAATGTATACTCGTGAGCAATCATTCCAGAATTCATATAACTAAAGCCTTTATCTCTGGCTTTAATAACAATCATTCCCTTTTCTTCTTCCTTGCACGTTTCAAACAAATCAAAGTATTCATGATCCATCTGTCTGTACCAAGGACTGATCAAAGTTTTTCTAGAACCTTTTGTTCCATCATTACCTAAGATCTTATAATAGTTCAGGTAAAAATAATACTTACCCGATATTTTTTTCATGCCTTTGGGCTTAAACCCATTAACACATCTATCCATTTCTCTGTCCCAATACTCTTGGTATGCAACAGATTCAGGGTTTATTTCAGGATGTCCGTTATTGGCTATTGGCCTATACTTTTGTGGATCAACCTTTACCTTACCCATACCTTAATTTTTTTGTCTTTCCAATCCCAAAGGGATCTTTCGGGTTTCGTTTTGCTTCCTGCTTAACGTGAAACTCGTGCTCTATATCTCTTCCAAAAAGGGCGTCAGCCCTTTCGCTCACTTTTTTTGCCTCACTAAAATCCCCTCGCTTGTAAAAATAGTTGTAGCGATAGCGAAAATAATCAATGTCTGGATTTTTTTTGGCCATTAATCCTTTTGGTCGTATCTACCGCCAGTCATATACATGCCAGACTTCATCTTCATACCGTAAGCAGCCTTTTTCTTTTTTCTCATCATTGCAAAATCATCTCCACTAATCTTGCCATCCTTATTCATGTCAAGTTGAACTTGTCCACCTTTAAGGTACATGCCTTTTT